GTCTAAATGGAATTGCTCCCAGGCTTGAGATAATTCAGCAAATCTTTCTGTCTCAATATCATTATATTCTCTTAGTGCCTTACCAGAATCAAGCCCACTAGGTTTTTTAGACTGTGCAGTAAGCTGTGATAGCCCAATCTCCTCGAATGCTTTTTGATAAACAGTCAGGAACCAATCAATCACTGCAGGATTAATACCCATAGGAAAGTTATATGAAGGAGGTGCACCTTTATATTTAACAATTGTTCCAACTTCGTTGTTAAAATGCGTATCAATTATCTCTGACATATAATCAACCAGGATATTTGGTGATGACATGATGTTCATTGATCTTGATATGCGTCTAAGCATTCTGTTGATTTCAATTTGATGACCTGTGATAATCTCAGCAATACCTTTTGAGAAATACCCAACGGCATTTGGTACGTATTGAATACGAGTATAAGGGATTTTTTCCTTCTCAAAGTCTTCGTAAAGGAATGTAGCAGTAGAAATACCAATAAAGTGCTTACCCTTATGTAGTATCTTGTTCCCTTCTTTGTCATAAGTCACATGAGCACAACGGTATGCTTCAACTACGACAGCTAGTTGATGATTAGATTCAAATGAATCAATAAAAAATGGAATGTCAGTAATGCTGGCTTCTGCAATCTCAACAGCAAAATCAGGATACTTTTCTTTTAAAGTACCTTTATCAACAACCCTAACCTCATAAATAGTTTTAGGCTCCATTCCGTACATAACTTCTGCCTGGTTTACTACAAGACATGGTTTAAATACTTTCTTTAAATGGATATTTCCCTGGGCATCATGCCAGTGCTTAATGAACCCATCACCAAATATAAGAGCATCTCTTAATGCTTTTTTAGATTCTTCATAAACTTTAGATTTGTAAAATTGTCCATATACATATTTAGACAGCTTCTTTGCCTGTTGTTGCATACCCCAGTCACCATCGTCTGTTAGAAATGATGGCCTAACTTTATTTTTTGCAATCTTAGATACAAGAGTGTTTGTTGCAGCTTGGACAATGTTCATTGTGAATTTAGCATCGAGAGTGTCAAACGTAAGATTAAAAGTAAAAGCAGAATAAAGAGGTAGACCAGAATAGAGTCTAAAATGCCTCTCATCCAAATCCTCCTGGGCAGTTTGATTTCTTCTGATATTACCGGCCGTTTCAAATACTCTTTTATGTGGTTCTTTCTCTAAGTCCCACCAGTTTTTTTGTAATTCCATTAATTAGCTCTCAGTTTAAGGTTAGAAGCAGAGTAATATAAATCATCTTCAGTAATCTTTTCAGAAGAACTAATACTAGGCAACACGTTTGACTCAGCTATGTATTTAACTGGGCTTATTTTTATTTCAATATCACCACTCTTAAATGATTCTACTGAGTGCGCTCTTAACACGTGCAAGAGCTTATCCATTTCTTCAATATTGATACTCATTTTGCTTCCTCCTCATATCTGATAATTGTTTTGCGTATTTATCCATGTATTCGTTTGAATCTATGTCTTCTGGTTTTGGTTGTTCTTTCCAAAGGTAATTTCTAGCTTCCCGCCAACTATATAACATGGCGTCATTGCAATGATTAGGTATTCTAGGATCTTCTATTTGTTTTGTTTCATCTTTCCATTGAAGTGATTCTTGTTCCGAAATTAAAGAATCTGTTGTTGCTTTAAAGTATTTGATTCTTCCTCTTGTTACATCATCGGCCATGATTTTAAGGAAAGATGCTTTATCTTCTTTCTTTGCTGCCTCTAATGGAATGTTGTGACGATTTCTCATTTCCATTACACCCTGTTTATTGGCACCATCAACTATAATTTTTGCTATAGGGTAACGTCTTAAATAGTCTTTTATTCGATTTGCAGTATCAGTTATATCAAGCTCGTTTTCTTTGTACGCTTCTACGACATAAAGCTCCGGAGATTTTGAATGGAAAGCAGTTAAAACGAATGAGCAATCATCATTATAACCAAGATCAACACCTAGGATATATGTAGCGTTAATTAAGTGAATATGATCAATGATAGTATTTTCATTAATTTTAATGATTAGTAACTTATCGTCTGCACACCACTCATTTAGGTAATGCGTTTTATATTCAGAAGTAAGCATAAACGTAGGATTGTAATTCTTTATCCAGTCTACGTGCTCTTGCCATTTATCTTTAATGTAAGGATTGTCGAATGCAGACCATTTGTGGATAGACCATCCTGGCTCTTTACCACTTGTAACCTGCTCAAAGAATGTTTTAGGTATATTCTCGGCAGTGCCTAGTAAAGTTAGCCTACCCGACACATCCGCCAGTGCAGGCATAATCATCTGATAACAAATCTTTTTTAAATCTTGAGATATAGATCCAGCTTCATCAATTTTAACTGTTTTATATTTCCCTCCTAGAATCTTTCGCATCTCTTTATAGGATGAATCTAACCCAAATAATCTAATCTCTGACTTGTTATTAAGGCGAATAATGCCCTGCTGCTCGTTTGATCTAAACTGAATCTTCTTTTCTTCTAGTTCATGGAGCATTATATCCCAAATAATATTCTTTGCAGACCCTAATGTAAGAGCACCATATAAGTGTTTTGTCTCTGCTTCATCTAGTGCAGTCTGGAGCGTTTCTTTTGCCTCACCTGTTGATTTACCTGCTCTCCTAGTACATTGGATGCCTTTAAGGATTGACTTGTCCTGGGATGCTTTAAATTGTTTTGTGAATGCTTGGTCTAAAAAGTTAACCTGTTGCCCGATGCCTCTGCGCTTTAGTTCTTCAATGATTAATTTAAGTCGGGCGGCATCATTCATTTAGTTTCAATGTTTTCTAAAGCATCACGCAGCTTTTTGTTTTCAGCTCTTTCTCTTTCAAGTTTTTCGAAAAGTGATAATGCGTCCAAGGGGTTAGATTTATTTCTCATATACTCACAAGCGGCATACCATGTGTTTTTGATATGTAACATATAGTGAGGGCAATTATCATTTTGTCCAAAATAATCTAGCTCCCACTTCTCAAACGCTTCTTTGTCTTTATTTGGAATCATAGCAATCCATTTGTGATGCATTTATATGTTTCCCCGTAAAATATTTTCTGTATTACTGACTGACTGACATTGTAGTGTCTGGCAATTAATCTTTGCTTTTTTAATGTTAGCGCAGTTAAAACTTGACAATCATCAAGCTTTTTTAATTTGCTGCTCAGTGGTTTTTGAAGTCCGTTTCTATATGAATGTTTTACGTTTTCTGATTGAGTACACCACTCAAGATTTTCAATTCTATTGTCTGTTTTTATACCATTTTTATGATTAACAACTATGTTTTTACCCGTTGGTTTTATTAAAAAACTGTTAGCCACAATCCTATGTACGAATGTTGATTTTCTAATTAAGCATACTTTTTCATATCCATGATATAAGACAGGTTTAAGCAGTTTCCCTTTTTTTTCCCTGTATCCATTTTTGTTTTTTACTATTTTGTCCAAGGACTTAACTCTGCCAAAATTAGATACTTGATATGTTCCTATGTGTTCTTTTACGTCTCGCCATATTTCGTCTTTATCATTCATGCTTCACCTACTTCTTTTAGTGCTTCTTCAGCTATGTTATAAATCTGCTCTCCATCTCCATTACAAGTTGCATATCCATAATCTTTTATTTTTTTAATTAAACTATCATGAGCGTTCATTATTTCTCTATGTAAAACACAGCAAGTATCAGAATCGAATATGCCAGTTGGCAGCTCAGACCATGCTACCGAAGCTCTGCCAAGTGCTTCTCCTACTAGTTCGCTAAATTCTTTGTCTTGATTGTTCATAATATTATGGCGGAGAGTCAGGGATTCGAACCCCAGGTAGACTTTCATCCACGAAAGTTTTCAAAACTTTTGCCTTAAACCACTCGACCAACTCTCCTATTAATTTATTTCTTTGATTCAGATTTTACCAAGTAAGCAATATTAGTTGAAAATACTAATACTTCTTTTTGAATGTCCTTCATCTTGATTACAACAGCACTTAGC